GGTATGGGACTGGTCAGCGCAGCGAAGTCGTCGAGCGACCCCCGCATCTGCCACCTGATCGAGCAGCGCAACCGGTTCGAGCGCATGTGCCTGTTCGCCAGTATGAAGCAGGTCGACGACTTGCTCACGGCCGAATTGCTGCCGGGGTTCAAGGTGCCTGAGACGATGTACGCAATCAGCAACACGGACGCAGGATACGTGGACATGACGCCAGACAAGTGCGCCGCCCGCAAGCCGCCCGTGATCGTCGTCGCGCCGCCGGCACCGCCCACGCCTGCCACGGCGCCCACGCCGCCCGCGCCGGCGCCGACCAAGGTAAGCCTCGCGGCTGACGCCCTGTTCGACTTCGACAAGGCGACCCTCAAGCCGGACGGCAAGAAGGCCCTGGACGACCTGGCCTCCAAGTTGCAAGGCGAGTACGCGAACATCGTCGTCACTGGACACACTGACAGCAGAGGCAGTGAGCAATACAACCTAAGTCTGAGCATGCGCCGAGCCAACGCCGTGCGCGCCCACCTTGCCCTGGCCGGTATTGACCTGGGCCGCATGGTGGCGATCGGCAAGGGCAAGACAGAGCCTGTGTGCGCCGAGCGGACCGACGCCTGCATGGCGCAAAATCGCCGCGTGGACGTACAGATCACCGTGGCGGCGGCAAGCCCCAAACTGGCTGCGCTGGTGCGATGATTCGAGCGCCCAGTTAGCAGATCAACCGCTGCCCGGCATATGCGCAAATGCCTATCCTGCTGCGCCTACGACGCGGCCACCGGCCCGAGCTGGTGCGCTATGTCGAGGTGTTCGGGTGGCGCATTGAGCGCACAAAGCCGGCGGACCGGCGTACCCTGCGCCAGTGGCGCGAGGCGTGCAAAAGTCCACAAACACAGGGTTTGTCCCTACAAAAAAGACTTGCACAATAGGCCAACATGACCGATACTCTAGTCATGGGTTAGCGAGGTGCCGGCCCGGAAACCAGGAGATTGAGATGAGCGCCAACCTGCAATTCGCATACGAATCCGCTGTCGAGAAGTTCGGCAAGGAAGCCGCCGACCAAGCCGCAGCCGCCAGTATTGAAGTGTTCAACACCAATGCACTTGCCGGCGCATCGAATGCGGAGTGCGAAGCCGAGCAGCTCGCAGCGTTCGATGCGGCCTTGCACGCCTGATGGCCGGCCGCCAATCAGCCGCAGTAGCCGCCGCAGTCCGCGCAATCCAGCGCGGTGTGCCGCGCACTGAGGCCGCCCGCAAACACGGGGTATCGCTCCGCCAGCTCAGGCGCGCGATACCATCCGGAAGACCGGCCGGGAGGCCCAAGAAATGCACAAGCCCGCAGACCCAAACCAAGCCGGCCAACTTTTGAAAGCATCACCATGGAAAAAGACCAACTTGAAGCGCGCGCCTCATTCGAAAGATGGGCGGGCGAGAATTTCATCGAATACGAACGGCAAAGCGTGCAACGCGGCAATGGGGAAACCTGTCGGCTTGTGTTCGGAATGTTCATACTGGGCCCGTTCAGGGTAACAATTGGGTACAAAACGCTGTACGAGGGCGAGTCGTTCTCGCTGGCGCACGCTGCGTACATGGCCGAACTTTGACCAACAGGAGAGAACCCAATGCGACACGATGCACCCAAGATCACGACCAAGGAACGCGCCCTGTTCGCCCGCATCGAAGCAGAGCGCGAGGCCAGCGAAACGCCGGTGCCGCATGCGCAACGCAGCGATGACCATGACTGCGATTACAGGCGCGGGTCGTGCATCTGCCGCGAATGCGATATAAGGGCCATTGAAGAGTGTGCCGGAGTCTCTGCTGCCGAGAAGGCGACTGTGCTAGCCAGCGTCTCAGCCAAGCCAGCCACTGCACCTGTCAACCAACAGTTGACGACTGCAATCACGCCACCGCCTTCCCGCAGACGCAAAGCTGGTAAGGCCGCTGTGATGTGCTAAACTGCACACATGCGCAATAGTCCAAACCCGCAATCTGTCCGTCCCCAAGTGGAGGCGCGGTCACAGGATTAGCACCAGCGCCCGGTTAGATCGCCCGGGCGTTGCTGTTTGTGGCACACTGACACCGCATCGGAGCACCCGCTGCCGCTGCCGTTGCCTTGCATTGTTCGTCTCCTCGCCGGGAAACCGACAACCGGCTTTGGCCCGCCGCCTGGTAATTCTGCTGGGCGCGCGGGCGCTTTCATTGGGGGCGCACTCTGCTAAACTGTAGACCATGGGCCGACCGAGCAAATACACACCGGAACTGTGGGCCGAGATTGTCGAAAGAGTCTCGGCCGGGGAGCCGCTGCACCAGGTGTGCAGAGACGAGCACATGCCGAGCGCATCAGCCGTGTACGACTGGACAGACGAGCGCGAAGAATGTCGCCCACAAGGCATTCCGGCGACACTTTCTCTCGACTTCATGCGCGCGCGTCTCAAGGGGCACGACGCGATCGCCGCAGAAACTCTTGTGATCGCCGATGACGACAGCCGCGACTGGGAGCCAGTGAAGAACGCCGATGGCGACATCATCGGCGTCAAAGTGGACGGTGAGCACGTCACCCGCAGCAAGCTCCGAATCGAGACTCGGCTGAAGCTTCTGGCAAAGTGGGACAAGCGCTACGCGGACAAGGTTGCTGTGGGCGGCACCGACGATTTGCCGCCCATCAAGACCGAAAGCATGTCCGACCTGGAATTCGCCCGCCGCATGGCCTTTGCCATGGAGCAGGGGCTGATGGCGCAGAAGTGAGCAGCGCGGCATTCAAGGCGTCGATTGCCAGGCGAGTTGCTGAGGTTGCGGCGCAGAAGGCAGTTAACACCCAGCCCACAGCAGTTAACGCTCAAGCCACGGCAGTTAACAGGCGTGGCGCCTACCCCTCCAGTGACAAGCGTCGAGCCTACATGCGAGAATACATGCGCGCCAAACGCGCGAAGAAACCCCTTCCCGGCCAGGCCGACCGGAACGCTCCCCCAGCAACAGCAACAGCATAGGAGTTCACATGCCCACGCAAATCCTCACCAGCCTGCACGGACGAAAGTTCGGCCTTGACTCCGAGGGCAACCTCATCGTCAACGACAAACGCGGGATCAACCACAAGTTGACTGCGTTCGAGGCCGCCAACACCGGGGCCAAGAACGGCAGCACGGTGGCCGTTCAAGAAACCGGCAACGGGGTTGTTCATCAGACCTCGTTCACATTCACCGCCACGCCGATCACCATGGCCGACTCGACCCAGGGCGGCGGGGTGAAAATCTACGACTTCCCGGCGGGCCGCATCCTGATCCTTGGTGCCAGCGGGTCGATTGCTGTGACGACCACCAGCACCCTGGCCAGCACGCTGAACACCGGCGTTACATGTAACTGGGGCATCGGGTCTGTCGTGCAGGCTTCCGCAACGCTTGCCACGACCGAGCAGAACTTCCTCAACGTCACCGCGTTCACGGCCTCTGCCACGATCAACGTGGCCGGTGCTGCTGCGCCTGGTGTAGGAATCGCGGTGCTCACGCCGCTGAACGGTACCGTGACCCCGGTCGACGCATACCTGAACCTCGCGGTTGCCGGCGCCACCGACATCGACGGCGATGCAACCGTGACCGTGACCGGCACGGCGACGCTCACGTGGATGCTCTTGGGCACTTCCTGATGGCTACGGCAAAGAAGGTTGCGGCGAAAGTCGCCGAGGTCGTCAAGACCAAGCCCGCGGCAGAAGCCGCGCCTTCCTTGCCGGCGCTAGTCCATGCAAGCCCGGCGCCGGATCAGCCCATCCCACCATGGCACGCCGAAGTCATGCGCCTAGCCGACGCCATGTCCGACAAGTTCGGAGTGTGGCGCTACTGCGCAGACAAGGGCCGATCGCAGTTGACCCAGGACAATGCCCAGCGCGAGTATGAGGCGGCCCGTGTTGCATTGCAGGACTACCTCAGGGCGAATGGCTGATTGCAACTCGACGACTACATCAAGGCCCTGAAGGGGCTTCCTCCTGACGAGCAGGAGAAGACCAAGGCCGCCCTGATGGAGCGGCAGAAGAACATGCGCTTTGTGCCTCTTCCTGGGCCGCAAACTCAGGCGTACATGAGCGACGCTGATGTGCTGCTCTATGGCGGTTCTGCCGGGTCAGGAAAGAGCTTCCTGACTGTCGGGCTTGCCGCCCAGGAGCACACCCGCAGCATCATCTTCCGCCGCGAGTCGAGCCAGACTGACGGCCTCGAAGAGGCTGGGCGCCAGATCATCGGCGACACCGCGCGGTTCAACGGCACAGACCTAGAATGGTCGTGGCCTGACGGCCGCTCGGTCAAGCTCGCCGGCATGCAACTCCCGAACGACTGGGGCAAGCACGCCGGCCGCGAGCGCGATCTGATCTGCTACGACGAGGCGGGCGAGTTCCTGGAAACGCAGGTGTCCAGCCTGATGGCCTGGAACCGCGGCCCTCACGGGCAACGGTGCCGCATCGTGTTCGCCAGCAACCCTCCAAGGTCCAGTGACGGCGCGTGGATGATGTCTTGGTTCGCCCCGTGGCTGGACCGTCAGCACCCGAACCCAGCAAGCCCCGGCGAGCTGCGCTGGGCTGTGATGTACAAAGGCGCGCCACAGTGGGTCGAAGGGCCGGGTGAAGTTCTGATCGAAGGCCAGACGTACACCGCGATGAGCTTTACATTCATCCCGGCCAGTCTGAAGGACAACCCATTCCGCGATACGCCGGAGTACCGGGCCAAACTGCAATCACTGCCTGAGCCGCTGCGCAGCCAGCTGCTGTACGGCCTGTTTGATGCGGGGGCAGAGGATGATCCGTGGCAGACGATCCCAACATCCTGGGTTCAGGCGGCAGTTGCCAGATGGCAGTCCGTGCCACCCAAGGGCATCCCGATGTGCGCAATCGGCGTAGACGTGGCCCAGGGCGGTGCGGACAACACCGCCCTGGCCCGCCGGCACGATGGCTGGTTTGCGCCCCTCATTGTCGAGCCGGGCGAGAAGACGCCGGGCGGGACAGATGTGGCCTCGCTGGTTCTAAAGTACCGATTCGACAACGCCAAAGTCGTGATCGACGTGGGCGGCGGCTGGGGTGGCGACGCACACGGCCACCTGATGAAGAACCAGGTTGACAGCGTGCCGTACCTCGGCGTGAAGAAGAGCCTAAAGCGGACCAGAGACGGGCAGCTCACCATTTCCAACGTGCGCAGCGAGGCATACTGGCGGTTCCGCGAGGCCCTTGACCCTGACCAGCGCGGGGGCTCGCCTATCTTCCTGCCAGACGACAAGAAGCTCATCGCCGATCTGACCGCTCCAAGGTACAAGGTCGTGTCTAACGGCATTGAGGTGGAGCCTAAGCGCGATCTGGTCAAGCGCATCGGCCGAAGCCCAGACCGCGGCGACGCAGTTGTCATGTCTTGGTGGGCAGGCGCTAGAATGTCGAGTGACTGGCACACGTGGCCCGCAAGCAAGGGACGAAACCAAGCTCCTACTGTTAAACTCGGGCGCGCGCCATTGTCAGCACGGAGGTAGCATGTCAAAAGAACTCGCCAAGATCACCGGCACGGCAGGGCTGAAGCGCGGGTTGGCGGACACGCTACTGCCTGGCGTTGGCGGGCTGTTGATCGACAAGCGCGAGAAGGACAAAGCCAAGACGGCCACTGCTCCAGCCGGCCCGATCGAGGCGCCGAGTGCCGACATGCCTGAGCCAGACAGCGAGGCCGTGAACGCGGCCCGCCGTCGACGGTTGGCGGCCTTGCAGAACCGCGGCGGGCGGCAATCGACCATCCTGAGCCAGGCTGAACCGCTGGGGGGCGCGTGATGGGCGGATGCATTCCTGGTGGGATCATGTACTTCGAAGATGGTAAGGCGGTGCCTCAACAGCCAATGGTGCCGCCTGGGGCAATTGGCGCAGATGATTTGCGTGAGTTGTGCGCTCTGACGGTCGAGTTGACGCGCCTGCGCCAGAACGAGTGCAAACACCTGTGCATTGAGAACTTCGCGCCAGGCATTCTCCAGAAGTTGATTCAGGCCCGCCTGTTGCAGCACGAGGCCATGGCATGAGCTACATCACCGACCTTCTGGCTGCCGGCGACCGCCTGTACGGTAAGCGTCAGAACCTGCTGAACCACTGGCAGGACATCGCCGAGCAGTTCGCCCCCGACATCGCCGACTTCACCACCACGCTGACGCTCGGCACCGACTACGCAGCGAACCTCGTCACCAGCTACCCGCTCTTGGTGGCCCGCGAGATGACAGACCAGTTCGGCGCCATGCTTCGCCCATCGGTAAAAGAGGCGGCGATCATGTACGTAGAAGGACTGGACGACCACGAAGGCAAGGCGTGGCTGCAAGAGAAGTCCAAGGTCCAGCGCAGGGCGATGCAGGACCGCAAGGCCCAGTACGTCGTGGCTGCAAAGCAGTTCGAGCGCGACTATGCCCTATTCGGCAACGCAGTGCAGAGCATCGAGACGATGCCAGACAAGTCAAGCCTGCTGTTCCGCAAGTGGCACCTGCGCGATACCGTGTGGTCTGACGATCTGTCCGGAATGACAGAGTGCGTGCACCGCAAGTGGAACCCGACCGCCTACGAACTGAAGCGCACATTCGGTGAAAAGCGGCTGCACGAGGCCGTGCGCGACAAGTTGGGCTACAGCAAAGACCCGTACTGCGAGATTGCGGTCAGGCACGTCGTTGTGCCGCTCGACATGTACGACGGCCCGGACAAGTTCCGCACCAAGTTCGTGTCGCTGTTCATAGACGTGGAGAACAATCACGTCATGGAGGCGACCGGCCAGAACGACATGATGTACGTCGTCAGTCGGTGGCAGCGCATCGCAGGCACGCAGTACGCGGCGAGTCCCGCTGTCATCTGCGCGCTGCCAGAGGCCAGGTTGCTTCAGGCCATGACGTTCACGTTGCTGGAGGCCGGCGAGAAACACACCAATCCACCGCTGCTGGCCACCGAGGGCATGATCCGAGGCGACATCAACGTCAGGGCCGGAGACGTGACGATCGTATCGGCCGAGTACGATGAGCGCACAGGCGCCGTGCTGCGCCCGCTGACGCAGGACAAATCAGGCATGCCGCTGGGCTTGGAACTGCAACAGCGCTCCGAAGAGATGCTGCGCAAGGCGTTCTACGCCGACAAGCTCCAGATCCCACAGCGTGGTGGACCGCAGGAAACCGCCTACGAAGTTGGACAGCGCGTGCAGCAGTACATCCGCGACGCCCTGCCATTGATTGAGCCAATGGAAGTGGAAGTCAACGGCCAGATTTATGAGCGCAGTTTCAACGTGCTGTTCCGCGAGGGTGTGTTCGGCCCGCCCGACAGCATCCCGCAGTCGCTGAGCAAGGCCAGCGTCGAGTTCAAGTTCGCCAGCCCGCTGCGCGACCAGAAGGACCGCCAGAAGGGCACCATCTTCTTGGAGGGCGTGCAACTCATCCAGGCCGGCGCAGCGCTCGACCCGTCGGTTGCCAACATTCCGGACGCTACCGCCACCATGCGCGAGGTTCTGGAGGGCATCGGATGGGAAACGAAGTGGCTCAAGTCGCCCGAGGCAGTGCAGGCCGCCGCAGACGCAGAGGCCCAGCAAGCCCAGGCGCAGCAGATGCTTGACGGAATGACGCAGGCCAGCACCATTGCAAAGAACTTCAGCGGCGTTGACGCGCCCGCGTTGGCTTGAAGCGCGTACTGACGGCGGCCCCGCCTAGGCCATCGGAGGAAATGCCGCCGTTTGAGGAGCCGGACATTCACGCCCTGCGCGCCATCCTCGCGGGCAAGGCCAACGAAGACCAGCAGGCCAGGTTCATGGCGTTGTTCAAGAAGGCCACAGGGGTGAACCAGAACCCGTATAGGGCTGGCGGCGAAGATGGTCGCCGGGCCACCGACCTAGCCTGTGGGCGCAAGTTGGTCGGCGACTGGTTCTACGCCGTGGTCGAGACACAGATTCAGCGTTGATGAGAAACCGCCTGCCCGACGTGCGTCGTCACATAGAATGTTGAGACGAGAGAAACCTTCTGCTCCATGTCGTCGCGTAAAACCTTCGTCTTGACGATTGATCCACCTTGCGATTGCTTGATCACCTCGGCCTCGCTGAACTGGCGCAAGGCTACCTCACATTCCTCCGGAGAGGCAAAGTCACCGCGGTCCAGGTCTCCCCAAAAGGCTTCGAACTGAAGATGACGCTCTTCAAGGATTTGCATAAACGCTCCATGCTGGAAATGATAGACCAGCATTTTGCTACAAATGACGCCGAAATGGTGTCAGTCGTTACCCTAACCAGCAGCACCGAAAGGACACCCTGCCATGAGTGAAGCAGTCATTGAGGCCCCGGTCGCAAGTCCTGCGCCAGCGGCGCCATCCCCAGCGCCTGCCGCGCCCAGCCCTGCGCCGGCAGCAAGCGCGCCTGCGGCGCCTGCCGCATCTCCGGCCGCTCCCGCAGCGAGCCCGGCCGCCGCCCAGGCAGAGCCAACCTCCTGGATTCCGCCCGACTGGCGCGAGAAGATGGCCGGCGACCTTCCGGAGACAGCCACCGCAGACGAAAAGGCCGAGCACGCCAAGCTGCTGACCCGCTTGAAGCGCCTAAACAGCCCCGGCGACGTGGCCAAGGCAATCCGTGAGCAAGACAAGCTCATCAGCAGCGGCACCCTCAAGCGGGCGCTTCCGAAGGATGCTAAGCCTGAAGACGTGGCGAAGTGGCGCGAAGAGAATGGCATTCCTGCCGCGCCGGACAAGTATGACCTTGGCGTTCCGAAGGACATCGAACTCAACGAACTCGACAACAAGATGCTGGCCGGATTCGCAACCCGGGCGCATGCGTCCAACATGACACCGGATCAGGTGAAGGCCGTCACCGCTTCGTTCTTCGAAACGCGCCTCGCGGTGGCCGAACAGATGCAGGCCGCCAACGAAACCGCTAAGGAAGCGACCAGCGAGCAATTGCGCGAAGAGTGGGGGCCGGACTACAAATCCAACGTGGACGGCGTAACGTCCTGGCTCAAGAGCCAGGAATCGGCAGTCTTCGACGCCTTCGTCAATGCCAGGACCGCAGACGGCGTGCAGCTTCTGAACCACCCGGAGGTGATGCGCGCGCTGGCCAAGCACAGCCGGGAGCTTGGCTATGTCGGCGCAACCGTGGTCCCGGCCGGTGGTGACCTTGGCAAGACGATCGACGACGAAATCGCCAGCATCGAGAAAACCATGTTTGATGAGCACGGGCAAAAGAGCAAAGCCTACTGGAATTCAGACAAGGCGCAGGCTCGATATTCCGAACTCTTGGAGGCAAAGGCTCGCCGGGCAAAGTAATGCAATTGCAAGCCTGCATGTTTTGACGTAGAATCACAACAGCACGCGGCTCCGGTCGCGTGCTACCGATAGCCGCAGCAAGGCCCATCGGCTGACGGACCGGCCCGAAAGGCACCCCGGACCCAGGCAATGACGGACACCCCGAAGCGAGGCGACCAACCTCATTTCAACTTCGGGAGCCGTCATGGCAGAAACCGCAAACCAAGTCCTCTACCGGCAAGAGCTGGTCAAGACCTTCGAGCGCCGCACGGCAATGCTCGAACCACGCTGCACGACCGAGGGTATTGCCTCCGGAGCGTCCTTCGTTTTCCTCGTCAACGGTTCAGGCGGCGCAACTGCCGTCACCCGCGGCGTGAACGGCAAGATTCCAGGCCGCGCGAACGACGATACCCAAGCGACGGCGACGATGGTCGAGTACCACGACAAGCCGAGCGCGACGCGGTTCAACATCTTTGCCGGGCAGGCTGGGGCAAAGCGCCGCAGCGCCATGCAGGATGAATCGATCGCCGTGCTGAACCGCCAGGCCGACGACCTCGTTCTGACCGCGCTTGGCACTTCCACCCAGTACGCCGGCACGACCGCCGTTCCGCTGACTGTCGACAAGGTTGTGCACGCCCGCTCCGTGGTGGTCGCGGCGAATGCCGTGGTTACCGCCAACGACGTGACAGGCCTGCTGACCCCTGCTGCTGAAGCGTACCTGTTGCAGATCAAGGAGATCACCAGCAAGGACTACGTGGACAACAGCCATCTTCCCGGGGCGCCGTCCATGTTCAAGTGGGCAAACGTGATGTGGTTCGTCCACACCGCACTGCCCGGCACCGGCACGTCGAGCGAACGCCTGTTCGTTTTTCACCGCAACGCAATCGGCCTGGCCCGCGACCGCGACGCCATGAACGTCTCGGCCGGCTACAACGACGAGGAGGACTACTACTACGCCCGCGCGTCGATGTTCATGGGCGCCGTGCTGCTGCAGAACACTGGCGTGTGTTCCATTCGGCACGACGGCAGCGCGTACGCGGCCACCGCCTGAACCTGAAGGAGAAACAGAAATGGCATACGTTTCCGCGCAACTCAACAAGATCAGCAGCGGGGTCGGCAACTCCCCCGAACTGTGGCTGATGTACGGCACCGACGTTCATACCGACGCCGACGCAACCGACTTCATCTCCGATGGCGCGCTCAAGGGGCTGAAGGTCACCGATGTGGTCATCTACGTGAAGACCACCGCAACGGTCGGCACCACGCTGCACTCGGTCTCGGCCGTCACTGCTGGTGGAGCCGCAACCCTGTCTCCGGCAATCCTCGCTTGACCCTGGCGCCTCGGCGCATCCGGCCCCGCTACTGTCGCAAGATGGTCGCGGGGCTTTCCAGCATCTAGGAGAAACACATGGCAGACATCAAGGCCCCGCCACTCAGCCCGGCTCTCATCAAGCAAGCGGAGTTCGTCCGCACCGTTTGGTTTGTCCCGGTCCCGCCCGGCATCCCCATGGCGAGCGTTCTTGCGCCTGAGTTCTGGGTGCACTGCGCGCGATCTCTCAAGGTCGGAGACAAGATCGAATGCCGCGCCCAGGACAATGCCTGGTACGCCGAATTGTTGGTCGGTGGCGTTGGCCAGCAAGAGGCGCGTGTCTGGGCTGTCCTGTACGCAGACCTGCGAGCACAGGGAGCGGCGAAGCCGGCCGAGTCGGCCGACAACTACAAAGTCGAGTTCGGCGGCCCAAAACACATGTGGCGCGTGATTCGCATGTCCGACAAGGAAGTGATGCACAAGGGCGAGGCCAGCGAGGAAGATGCGGCGGCCTGGCTGACGATGCACTTGCAGCCTGCCTGAAGGGGCGCTGAGTGACCACGAAGTTGACGATCTGCAACGGGGCGCAGCGCGTCCTGAAAGAGCGGCACCTGACGCAGGCCGAGCTGACGGCGAACAACCGCGAGCCGGCCCGCCTGTTCAATGCCGTGTGGGATGACGGCGGGGTCAATGGCGCCCTTGAAGCTGGCCAATGGCGCTTCGCAAAGCGAACGCTCATGATCGACTCAAACCCGAGCATTACCACGGACTTCGGGTTCCGCAACGTGTTCGACAAGCCCGACGACTTCGTGCGCACTATCGGCGTGTGGCGCGACGAAAGAATGAGCGATCCGCTCATGGACTACAGAGAAGAGGCTGGTCTCTGGTACTCGGATACGGACCCGATCTACGTTTCATATGTCAGCAACGACGCCGACTACGGGCTGGACTACAGCAAGTGGCCGCAGACCTTCGTGCACTTCGTGCATGCGCACTTCGCCGCGCTGATCGCTGGCCCGCTCACGGACCAAGGCAAAGAGGCATGGGCCGTTCGTGAAGTGTTTCTGAAGCAGGCCCTGGCCATTGACGGCATGGCCGACCCGACCCGCAGGCTGCCGACCGGCTCATGGGTCGCCTCGCGTGTTGGAGGGCGCGGCGGGCGGGAGTTCTGGTGAAGGGCGAACAGACCCTGCTGAGCTTCAACAGAGGCCGAATGTCGCGGCTCGGGCTGGCGCGCGTCGATCTGGCACGCACAAGCCTCGCGGCCGACGTAATGACCAATTGGATGCCGCGGGTGCTCGGCTCCATGATGCTTCGGCCTGGACTTGGCTACAAGGGCTCGACGATGAACGACACGGGAGCAAAGCTGATCCCGTTTGTCTTCTCGTTTGACGACACCGCGATGGTAGAGGTGTCAAACAGCAACGTCAGGGTGCTTGTTTCCGGTGTTGCGATCACGCGGAATGCGATCACGGCATCTATCAGCAATGGGGCCTTCACCAGCAATTTGACTGGGTGGACAGACGCCGACGAATCTGGCGCCGCGTCTGCCTGGTTGACTGGTGGGTACATGGGCCTGCAAGGTACTGGCATTAATTCTGCGATCAGGTACCAACTTGTCTCAGTCGTCGAAACCGGAGTCGCGCACAGCTTGAGCGTTGTCATCGAACGCGGCCCTGTGACTTTGCGCGTCGGCTCAACTGTTGGCGGGGACGAGTACTTCAGAGAGGCCAGTCTAGGCGCAGGATACCATTCGATCGTATTCACGCCAGCGGCAAACTTCTACATCCAATTCAGCAATGCCACAGAAAATACGGCGAGAGTAGATAGCGTTTCGTTCGATGCTGCTGGAGCGATGGCCGTTCCGTCACCATGGGCACTGAGCGATCTGCAAAATCTGCGCTGGGCGCAGTCTGGTGACGTGATATACGTTGCGTGTGAGGGAATCCACCCATACAAAATAGAGCGCAGGACTGACAACTCTTGGTCTGTCGTCAAGTACCAGCCTCCGGACGGGCCGTTTCTGTCTGACAACGTAACGCTGACAGAACTTACTGCCAGCGACGTTTTTGGGAATATAACGCTTGCTTCGTCAAAGCCGACGTTCAGATCTACAAATGTCGGCGGTCTTTACAGGCTTAGGTCTGTCGGGCAGCGAGTTGTTCAATCAATAGCAGCACAAAACACTTTTACTAGTTCGATCCGGGTTACCGGTTCCGGAGAAACTCGCCGTTTCGGCATTGTTATAACAGGGACGTTCGTTGCGACAGTGACGCTTCAATATAGCGCCGATGATGCAACGTGGCTAGACCATACCAGCTTCACGACCACGACAAGCACAACGCTATTGGATGGTCTGGACAACCAAATCATCTACTACCGCATAGGCGTAAAAACAGGAGACTTCACATCTGGGCCGGTTGTTCCTGCCCTTAACTATTCCGGCGGGTCAATCACCGGTACTGTGCGCGTCACGGGCTACAGCAGTGAGGTATCAGTCAGCGCCGAAGTGCTGGTTGATCTTGGAAGCACAACTGCGACATCAGATTGGGCCGAGGGAGCGTGGTCAGCGCGTAGAGGGTATCCGACTGCTGTCGCGCTGTACGACGGGAGACTTATATGGTCGGGCAAGGACAAGTCATGGGCCAGCGTCACGGACCAGTTCGAGACATTCGACGCTGACTTTGAGGGCGACGCTGGCCCGATCATTCGAAGCATAGGGTATGGCCCTGTCGAGGTGGTGAATTGGATGCTTCCGCTCAACCGCTTGCTGATTGGTACTGCCGCAGCGGAAATCGTGGTTCGATCGTCAAGTCAGAACGAGCCGCTCACGGCAACAAACTGGACGCCAAAGAACTCCAGCACGCAGGGCAGCGCGAACGTTGCCGCATTGGCAATCGACAACAGGGCAATATTCGTGCAGCGCAGCGGGCAACGTCTGTACGAGCTGTCCTATGACGGCGCGAGTGACGACTATCAACCAGAGGATCTGACCGCCATAATCCCAGAGATTGGCGACCCTGGGATCATCGCCATTGCGGTCCAGAGAAAACCAGACACGCGCATTCACTGCGTTCGAAGTGATGGAACCGTTGGTGTGCTGGTGTTCGACCGGAACGAGAAGGTCATCTGTTGGCTGGACGTTGAGACGGACGGCGAAGTTGAGGATGTTTGCGTCCTGCCTGGTACTGAAGAAGACGAGGTTTACTACATCGTCAACAGAACGATCGAAGCGGCCGAGTTTCGATTCGTCGAGAAGTGGGCGCTCGAAAGCGAGGCACGCGGAGGCGCCATCAACAAGGTGGCAGACTCGTTCGTCTACGCCAGCGCCAGCTCAAGCACGCTGACCGGGCTGGACCACCTTGAGGGCGAAACCGTTGTGGCATGGGGTGGCGGCGTGTCGCTCGGTGAATTCACCGTCGTTAGCGGCAGCATCAGCCTTGGGGCGGCGTACACGAACCGCTGCGCAGGGCTTCCGTACACCGCGCGGTTCAAGAGCACGAAACTGGCCTACGCGCTGCCTGGACGGACCGCCCTGACACGCAAGAAGAGGGTGGACAAGCTAGGCTTGGTGATGGCCGACGTGCATGCGCAAGGCCTATTCTACGGGCCTGACTTCGACAA